GCGTTGTGCTCGGCTACATCATCGCGCCGCGCATCATCGCCGAATATGACCGCATGATCGTTGCGCTCAAGGCTGAGATCGCAAAGCTCGAAGCGCGCATTGCCCAGCTCGAAGCTGACGCGAAAGCAAAACTGTGAGCGAACGCATCGCCCGCGCCCATCGCGCACAATCGGCGTTGGACGAGTTCTTGAGCCCGATGTTCGACGATCTTCGCGACGAATATGTGAAGCGCATCGCAGACGTTGCCGCAACCGAGCTTCACCCGGTCACGCGCGCGGACAAGATTACCACACTGTCTGTAGCGCTCAGAGTGGTGGACACGCTGAGGTCAGGCATGGCGGAAGTGATCCGCGACGGCGAGCTGGCGCAGCGCGACAAGCTCAGGGCCGAACGCATCGAAGGCATGTCGGACGCTCGGCAGCGATTGCTCAGGATAGCAGGATAACCAATCCCGCCAAGGAGGCGGCGATCACCGCGTCGAGATGACGCACATTCCCGAAGAAGGACGAAGCAATGACGACCCAGTCGGAAGTCCCGGCAGTCGGCAGCGAATCCGCGCCCGCAGCCGAAAATCCCGCAGACGTGTTCACGAAACTCGCGGAACAAGAGTTCGGCGTAACGGACGAAGAGGAACAACCGGCAGAAGCGGAAGGCGAAGAGCCGAACAGCGAAGAAGCCGATGACGAGACCGCAATCGAAGAGGAAGTCGACGATCTTCCTCCCATCGACGCGCCGGTATCGTGGGATGCAGAAGCCAAGGAGCTGTTCAAGAACCTCCCGCGCGAGGCACAAGAGATTGTCGCCAAGCGTGAAGGGGAGCGCGAGCGCTTCGTTCAGCAGAAGTCCCAGGAAGCAGCGCAGGCACGACAGACGGCGGCACAGGAAGCGCAGCAGCAGCTCGCGGCCTATCACGCCCAAGTCGCCCAGCAGCTTCAACAATATGCCCAGCAGATTGCACCGCAGCCGCCCGATCCGGCAATGCTGCAATATGATCCGCAGGGCTTTTACGCCAAGGAAGCGGAATACCGCGCCAAGACTGCCCAGCAACAGCAGTTGCAGCAGCAGGCGATGGAATACGCCCAGCAGGCGCAGGTCGGCGCAATTCAACAGGCGCAGGCCGAACAGGCGGAACAGCACCGCATCATCGTCGACAAGTTCCCGGAATATGCCGACCCTACCACCGGCCCTGAGCTGAGAGCCAAGCTCACGTCGGTTGCCAAGGAGTTGGGCTATCCCGACGAGCTGATCGGACAGGCACGAGCGACCGACATTCTTGCGATCCGCCAAGCGGCGGAATGGAAGGCCGATGCTGACAAGTATCGCGCCCTACAGAAGAGCAAGATGGAGAAAGTCCGCGCCGCCAGGGGACTGCCCAAGGTAGCCACCCCCGGCGTTAGCCAGTCCGCAACACAGCTCAGCGCCAAAAGCGCTCAAGCCGCACTCGATACGGCGCTGTCCTCAAGGAACAGGGATGTTCAGGGGGCCGCGTTCTATCAGTATCTCGAAAAGACCGGCCAGATCAAATAGCCGGTTCAATCCGAATGCCACGTCGGATGACGTTGCGTTCCCAGTGCCCCTTCGGGGGCCAGAAGGACTAATCAATGACTGTCGCTACCAACACCATCCAGGCGGTCAACCGCGTCGGCATCCGTGAGGACCTGTCCGACACGATTGGCGCGCTGTTCCCCGACGATTGCCCGTTTCAGAAGGCGATTGGCTCGGAAAATGCCACGCAGGTTTTCCATGAATGGCAGACCGACAAGCTGGCCGCCGCGTCAGCGCAGAACAAGGCGATCCAGGGCGATGACCTGACCAACGCAAGCCGTGCGAACACGGTCCGTCAGGGCAACTACTCGCAGATCATGACGAAGGTCGTCGGTTCCTCGACCACGATGGAGGCGAGCCGCACTGCGGGCCGCGCTTCGGAGCTTGGCCGGGAATTGATGAAGGCCGGGCGCGAGCTCAAGACCGACGCCGAGCTGCGCTTCACCGGCAACTTTGCCGCCGTTCCGCCCGCTTCGGGCACGGCTGGTGAAACCGCTGGCGCGTTGGCGTTCATTGTCACGCACAGCTACAAGGGTGCGACCGGCACCGACCCGACCTATTCGGGCGGCACCACGGTCGGCTATCCCAACGCTGCTGCTGGCAACGGCACTCAGCGCACCTACGCTGAATCGCTGCTCAAGACGGCTCTTGCCGACTGCTGGGTCAGCGGCGGCAACCCTCGGCTTGTCATCACCGACATGCCGCACAAGCAGATCGCAGCCGGCTTCTCCGGACTTGCGACGCAGCGCCGTGAGACGGGCGACAAGCTCATCACGATCGTTGCCGGTGCTGACATCTATGTGTCGGACGCGGGCAACGTGCAGTTCGTGCCGAGCCGCTTCTGCTCGAACCGTGACGCGCTGGTGATCGACCCTGATTACTGGGCGATTGCCACGCTTGACTCGCTCAAGGTGTTTGACCTTGCGACGACCGGCCTCGCCACGCGTAAGGCGATGCGTCAGGAAGTCGCGCTCGTGAGCCGCAACGAGGCAGCAAGTGCCGCAATAAGAGACCTGACTTAACGTTTAGCTGGGGATAACCTAGCCGAGGTCTCTTCATAAAGGAATGCCCATGCTGTAAATCTTCTGAGCAATCAGAGGAGGAATGGCATGGGCAAACCTGTCCGCGATCTAACTGGTGAGAAGTTCGGCAAGCTCACAGTCCTTGAGCGCGCCGGGTCGAAGCACGGTCACATGATTTGGTTGTGCCGCTGCGAGTGCGGGAACACCACAAAAGTCTATCGCGGTGAGTTGACGAAGGGCAAAACGAAATCCTGCGGGTGCGCTCAGGGCAAGAAGCCGCAGAGCGAATACGGCAGGCGCAAGGGCACCAGACTCTACGAGACATGGTGCAGCATGAAATCGCGTTGCCACAACCGCAATGAGCCCGCGTTCAAGAATTATGGGGCTCGCGGCATTTTCGTGTGCGACCGATGGAAGGGTGACTTCCTGACGTTCGTTGCCGACATGGGCGAGCCGCCCACGCCGAAGCATACGATCGAACGCATCGACAACGACGCTGGCTACTCGCCCGAGAACTGTAAGTGGGCGACCCGCGTAGAGCAGCGCGCTAACCAGCGCGAGGCAGATCGTCGCGGAACAAACAATGGCCGCGCGAAGCTGGCTGATGACGATGTGCGGGCGATCCGCCTCAGTTCGTTGGGGACTACCACGCTTGCGAGGGCATACGGAATCTCGCGAGAAATGGTGTGGGCAATCCGCACCGGCAAAAGCTGGAAACACGTCACCTAATATCGCGGGACCTCCCCGCAGAGGAGCGCCCATGAGCAACTGGGAGCTGATCGACTACAACCCCGCCACGGGCCTCAAGAAATACGTCGGCGATCACCCCGACGATCCCGAGGGCGTGCTGGTCCGCTACGAACAGAGCGGCAAGCACATTCAGAAGCACATAGACCTCAACAAGATTCAGCAAAATCACGTCAACACCGGGCGCATGGGCGACATGGAGCGGGTCGCGTCCATCCCCATCGGCGTCATGTATGAGTGGAAGGTCAAGCACAACGTCGACGCGTGGAAATACTCGTCCTGCGAGGAAACCCGAAAGCGCGTCAACGCCCTGCTGAACTCCTCGGACTACCGATACCTCAAAACCCGCGACATCATCATCTGAAAGGCCGCTAATGGCACACGTAAACGCACAGCGCGATACCAGTCTCGGGACGCTCGCGACCCTCACCGCAGCCGGCGCGGGATCGGTCACAGGGCCTGATCTCGACACCGCACAGCATCGCGGCATTGCGGTATTCGTCAACATCACGGCGATCTCTGGAACGTCACCGACGCTGACGGTCTCGATCAAGGGCAAGAGTCCTGTCGGCGTTGATTACACGATCCTCTCGTCCGCCGCGCTTACCGCAACCGGGCAGACCGTGCTGACGATCTATCCCGCGCTTCCCGCGTCGGCCAACGTCACTGCCCAATCGACGATCCCGACAGTCGCGCACGTCGATTATACTATCGGTGGCACTGGCCCGAGCATCACCGCAACCATCAGCGCGGTGCTGCTCTACTAATGGCGATCTCGCTTAACGTATCGACGCCGGGCGCAATTCCGGACCTCGATACCTTGATCTCAACAGCGCAGGACTGGCTCGACCGGGACGACATCGCGGACAAGATTCTGACCTTCGTCCAGATGGGCGAGGCGATGTTCAACCGCGAGCTTCGCACGCCCGAAATGGAGCGCACTGTAACCGGGGAAGCATCGGGCGAAGATACCACATTGCCCGACGATTTCCATGCGATGCGTTCGATCTATATCGAGGGCAGCCCCGATACGGCATTGAAGGGAATGTCCCCCTCAGCATTGCGGCAGGAGTTCGACGGCACGACCGGAACGCCGGTTGCTTATGCACTCGTTGCGGGTGGGATCAGGCTCGCACCGCCGCCTGCGTCACCCATTCTTCTGACGATGGACTATTTCGGCCAGATCGAGCCCTTGAGCGTGTTTTCACCCTCGAACTGGCTGCTCGAAAACCATCCTGACGCCTACCTTTACGCGACGCTGTTCAACGCCGAAGCCTTTCTCGACAATTCGACCCGCGCGGCTCAGTGGAAGGGTCTGCTCGATAGTGTTGTCGACCGCATCAACAAGACCGCGCGCAACAATCGCTACGGCGCAGGTCCCCTGGTTCCGAACACGATTACCCAGGTTTGGGCGGCGCGTTCGTAATGCCGTCGAAAGCCTATCCGCTTCCTGAGTGGTTGCCGGATCAACCCGGTTCGGGTCTCAGCATCGCCAGGAACGTGCGCGCGATTGCGAACGGCTATGCGCCGATCGGTGGTCCTCAGGCGGTTACGCCAGCGCTCAGTTTCGCTTTCAACGGCGGCAATTCGTTTCTTGCTTCGGACGGCAGCTCGACCCTCCTCGTTGCAGGGGGAACGCACCTGTACCGCTACACTGGATCGGCGTGGATTGACGTGTACGCGGACGGCGCAATCGTGCAGCCGTGGCGGCTTGCCCAGTTCGGCGACAATGTGATCGGTGCCAACGGCCAACTAACGGAATCCTATAACCTCCTCACGCAGGCGATCACGCACCCGACAGATGCGCCGAACCTGATCGACGTGGTGCAGGCGCGCGATTTCGTGATGGGCATCACCACCGACAACGCCTTGCAATGGTGCCAGTTCAATAACAGCGGCGTGTGGACGACCGGAACGAACCAGGCCGACAAGCAGCCGAGCCTGTGGGGCCAGCTGAGAAGGCTTATCGGCGGCGAATATATCATTGCGATCACAGACCGCTCGGTGGTGCGCGGAACCTATGTCGGAGTCGAGGGCGGTCTCGATATCATCTGGCAGTTTGACGAGATTTCGCAGGAAATCGGCTGCATGGCTGACGGGTCGGTTTCTAATGTCGGAAGGCTGATCTTTTTCCTGTCCGAGCGCGGCTTCATGATGTGCGACGGCAACGAAGTCCTCCCCATCGCCGATGAGAAATTCAATCGCTGGTTCTTCAGCGCTTACTCGCGCGCCGACATCGCCAACATCTGGTCGGCGATAGATCCGCGCAATTCGGAGGTGCTTTGGGCCATGCCGGGAACCCCCGGCACGATCATTGCCTATAACTGGGTGCTGAAACGGGCATACACGCTACAGCTGGGCGTGACCGGGCTGATGACGGGATATTCGTCGGCCACATCGCTGGATGCTCTGGACGCCATTTACGGCAATCTTGACGCAATTCCGATCAGCCTCGACGATCCTTCGTTGCAGGGCGGCAACCCGATTCTCCTCATCGCTGGCACGGATAACAAGCTCTACGCTTTGACCGGCGACAATCTCGAAGCAACGCTGCAACTGGACAATATCGAACCAGCGTCCGGCAAGCGCTCGCGTATCAGGGAAATCCGCCTGGTCAGCGACACGACCACCGCTTCGGCGACAATCGATGCGAGAATGAGGGCCGGGGACGCGGAGAATATTCGTTCTGCCTCAACCATGAGAAGCAACGGCAAGCTGCCGATCAGGGCCAACGGGCGGTATAATACGCTCAAGGTCACGATCCCGCCCGCAACCGATTGGTCGTACATCCAGGGCTGCGAACTTGAGTTCGAGGCCGGCGACGCACGATGACGACATCGCTTCGCGTCTCGCACCTGTCGGACGAACGACAGAAGGCGAAGGCGATCAACACGGCGCTGCGAAAGACGGACGCGTTCGACGTGAGCGCAGACCAGCTCACGCAAATCTGCGACCGGCCTCTATCTGTTACCGGCGCTTACCAGATTGCCGGGATACAGGTGCTTGGGCCACGGCTTACAGGGTGGCTTGCTGACACTGGAACTGCATCGACCGTCAGCCATGCGACCTACACGGCGGGAACAACGCTCACATTCTCCGCAAGCTACACGCAATCGGAACTGACCGCGCTGGCGACGCGACTGGCAGCCGTTGAAGCAGCGCTACAGGCTGCAACGCAGGCGCAGAAGGCAATCAAGGACGGACTGATCACGCACGGGCTGATCGGAACGTAATTGCAAATCGGGGCCATCGCCGATCCTCTCAACTGGGATCGGTGGCCGGAAGCCGAAGCATTGCTCGAGCCTGCACGCGCAAGGGGCGACTTCGCCACGTGCCTTGAGCCCGACGAAGCGCTCTATGTGGTGATGGACGGTGATGAATTGCTGGCCGCCGCAACGGCGTGGCTGGGGCGCAGCGAAGAAGAAACATTCGTGGAAGTGAAGCTGATCGGCGGACGGGATCACCGTCGCTGGGTCAAGCAACTGGATGACGTGATTGGGGCTGCGGCGCGCGGTGCGGGGGCAACGCGGCTCGTGGCGATTGGGCGTGCCGGATGGGCGAAGAGCCTCAAAGCACTGGGTTGGGAAAATGTCGGCGTCGCGGAGGATCATCAGATCTTCACGCGCGCACTGGGGGTGTGTGATCGGTAAGAAAACGTCGAAAACCACGAGCACGAGCGCGCCGCCGACGTGGGCGGTCCCGCTCATCCAGGGCGGCGCGAACGACCTGCTCAACACCTACCAGAGCAATCAGCCGCAGCTCCAGAACATCGAAAGCGGGATCACCGGAAGCACCATTCCCGGCATTCAGGCGCAGATGGGGCAGCAGTCGCAGCAGCTTCAGCCCGGCTACGATTACATCAATTCGACGCTCTCGCCCGGCTTCCTCCAGAACGGCCAGTCACAGGCACAGGCGCTCGCCAACTTCGCTGGACAGCAAGCGGGCAACCAGATCAACTCGTCATTCTCCGCAGCGGGACGGACGGGAAGCGGCAACAACATCACCGACGTATCGCGCGGGGTTACGCAGGCCGAGCTCGCACCGCTGCTCCAGAACCTCCAGTATAACGAGGGCGTCCAGCAGCAAGCGGCGGGGATGCTTCCCGGCTACACGACTTCGCAATTCGCGGGCTACAACCCATTGCTCGGCGCACAACAGCTCGCCGGCCAGCTTCCTTATTACGGTTCCTCGACCATCGGCCAGATGGGCAGCCTGTTCGGCAATTACGGCACGCAGACGCAGCAGCAGCCGGGTGGATTCCTCAACGGCCTGCTCAGCGCCGGTGCGGCCCTTGGATCGGCGGCGATCATGCATTCCGACCGCAGGCTAAAGACCAAGATCACGAAGGTTGGCGAGGCGAAGGACGGCCTCGGCATTTACGATTGGAAATGGCGCAGCGATCCTGACGGTCCGACCGTGCGCGGCGTCATTGCCGATGAGGTCGAGAGGCTGCGTCCGTGGGCGTTCGCGCCCAACTTCAACGGCGAATACTCGGGCGTCAATTATGCGACTTTGGGGAGCGTGGAATAGTGGATCCGATGCAGCTTTATATGATGCAGCAGATGATGGCCCAGCGCCAGCAAATGCCGCAAATGCCCGGCCAGATGCAGCCGATGGGCGGGCAGCAAATGCAGCCGACCGGGCAGCTCCCAAGCTATGGCGCGCCGCAGATGGGCCAACAGCCGACTGGGCAGCTTCCGCCAATGGGTGGCGGTCAGATGACGCCCGGCGGCGGCATGGGCGGCGCTCCTATGCAGGGCGGTCATCGCGGCATGATGAATCCCGGCTTCGCGCTTGGCCTCCTGCCCGGTTTGATCGGCAGCGGCTCGATCAACCCTGGCTTCGGACTCGGCATTCTTCCCGGCCTCATCGGCATGGGCATCAAGCATAAGGTGTTCTAGCGATGGCGTTCCCGACTGCCGACCTGTCACAACTGGGACCGCTGTCGCAACAGCAGCCGTTCACCATGCCCGCTCCTTCAACTGGCGGCATGTTCGGCGGCGGCAAGTTCGGCATTGCTCAAGCGATCGTCGCGGCGCTCAACGGCTACCTCGCGGGAACGCGCGGGCCTTCGCAGCAGGTCGGCATCAACAACCTTCAGATGATGCAGGCCGAGCGCGAGCGCCAGCAGGCGCTTCAGGCGGCCGTGGCGCAGCGCCAGCAGCAGATTCAGGACGAGCTCGCCGTTCACCAGGCGAACCGGATGTTCGACATCCAGAACGCGCCGCCGCCCGACATTCAGGACCGCATCGACGTTCTGAACAAGATCGACCCTTCACTCGGCGCGACCTATGCCCGCAACTATGCGGCCAATGGCGGCGGAATGGGGCCGGTGCTGACAAACCCGCTCACTGGGCAGACGATGGTTCCTGCCGGCAAGGCTCCAACGCAGGAGCCGCCTGCGGAAGCAATCGCGCGGCTCAAGTCCAATCCGGGCGAAGCGCAGCAGTTCGACGAGATTTTCGGCCCCGGCGCGTCAGCACGAGTTCTCGGAGGTCAGACGGGTTCAGCCCCGTCTGGCGGCTTTCCTCACTAACAATCCCGGCGCGCTTCGCGTCCCCGGCTCGATGCAGTTTCAGCACTTCGCCGACCCGCAACAGGGTATTCAGGCGCAAGAAGCGCTGCTCGGTCATTACATGGGGCGCGGACTGAACAGCGTTCAGAGCATCGTCGAGACCTACGCACCGCGCAGAAGCCGCGGCGGCGACAACAGCGACGCCAGCGTGAACAATTACATCGGATACGTTGCCAAGCGGATCGGCGTGGACCCTCGGGACGCGCTTTCGCCGGCAGTGCTTCCACGGCTCGGGCAGGCAATGCGCGAGTTCGAGACTGGAAAGAGGGTCTATTAGTGGCCGATAACCCCTACGCCAAATATGCCAACCCCTATGCGGGTTATGTGCCTGTTGGCGTTCCCGATCCAACGAAGCCGCTCGACCTCAAGGCGAAGCAGCTCGGCATCCAGAAGGACCAGTCAGAGCTTGCGCTAACCCCGTATCAGCTCGCCAAGCAGAGGGCGGACGCGGCGAAAGCGGAGCTCGACCTAAAGACCGCGCAGGAGGCATATGACGCCGCCCATCCCAAGGGCAGCAATGCAACCGTTCTAGGCCCGGACTCGCTCAAGAACCTGTCGGTTCCCGATCAGGAGCTGGTAAAGGCGCTTGCCGAAGGCCGCTTGGCGTTCCCGGGCGGCTTTGCGCTCAAGGCACCGTGGTGGCAGCAAAAGCTCGAGCAGGTCGCGGCTTATGATCCGACGTTCGACGCGACCAACTTCAACAATCGCGCCAAAGCCCGCGCGATGCTGCTTACCGGCAAGGTTGGCGCGTCCGCAAATGCCCTGAACACGGCGATCGGGCACCTCGGTATGCTCAACCAGCAGATCGGAGGGACGGCATCGCACAACTTCACGCCGTTCAATGCGATCGAGAACACCGTTTCACAGACGTTCGGCGATCCCGGCATTACCAACTTCAAGGATACGGCAGGCAAGCTCGCATCCGAGCTGACGAGTGTTTACCGCAACGGCGGCGGCGCGGAGGCGGACGTTGTTCGCCAGCTCCAGAGCTTGGATCCGAACGCTTCCGAAGCACAGAAGCGCGCAGTGATCCGGAACGCTCTCGATCTTCTCGCGTCGAAGCAGTCCGCCAACCTCTATCAATATGGCATCGGTTCGGGCGGAAAGCCGCCGGTGGACCTGCTCGATCCAGACGCCCGCAATATTCTCAACCAGTTCCCCGACATTCGCGACAGGCATTTCGCGCCTGCCGAGCAGGGGCTAAGCCCGCAAGCGGCGGCGATCCTGCGAGCAAACGGCGGTTCCCCGCCGCCCGCAGCGCCACCGACCTCACCATCGTCGGGTGGCGATGTTCCGCCCACG